AAAAGATACAATGAACTAGTAGATAGTCAATTATCATCAATGAATGCTAGGACAAGACAAGCACAAGCCCAAACAGACCAAACGTTAACAAGGACTGAGCAATTAAAAATGATATTTACCCCTACCCTACAAAAAGCAGTTCAAGACGTTTTGCAATCAAGACTAACACAAGCAAAAACAATTGCAGAGACTAATTTGATTAAAAAGCAAATCGAAAATGTCGGAAAAGATGTAGATCTCAAACAATTGGATACAGATTTAAAAAAACTTGGAATTCAGCCCGGCGATAACATGTTTATGCGAATAGGTGCAAGAATTCTTAACGGAATATTGGGTGATATAAAAAACCCCAAATCGCAAACATGGCAAAAAAGCAACAGTCCAAATAAAGTAATGGATAGGTAAAAACCAGCATTTTTTACTAAAAAATGCCATAAATTCACATATGTTAATAAATGATTTTGGACAGTTTGAAAATGATTTTTATCATGCATTTTCATAATATAAATTATAGGAAAAACACCCCTTGTTTAAACACTAAAAACTAGTTAAAAAATGAGAAAAAAACGTCGGTCACGCCTTTATTCGAAAAAGAATCGTATTAGAAGGTCAAGAACCAAAAAGTTGAGAACATATTATGTTTCTCGTGGTGGTATTCGTCTTTAATTATAAACCAATAAAAACTTAAAAATGGCAAAGCCAAACATTTTTAATTCAGTACAAGTATCTAAACCAAAGAAAAACGTATTCGACCTTACTCATGATGTAAAAATGAGTGGTAAAATGGGTCGACTCACACCAGTATTAGTCCAGGAATGTGTTCCTGGCGATAGTTGGCAAATTGGATGCGATAGTCTTATCAGATTTGCCCCAATGATTGCACCAGTCATGCACCGAATTGATGTTTCAGTTCACTATTTTTTTGTTCCAAATAGAATTCTTTGGGAAAACTGGGAAAAATTTATAGTAGATGCTAATACACAGTTAGTTGCTCCATATTTTGATGCCAACGCTTTAGAACCGCAATTTGCTAATAATTCACAAGCTGGTACTGCTAGAATTACAGCAGATTATTTAGGTCTTCCTTTACCAGCAAACAACACTGGTAGTCCTACTCATATAAGTGCATTACCTTTTGCAGCATATCAATCTATTTATAACGAATATTACAGAGACCAAAATTTATGTCCTCCAATTGATTATAAATTAGTAGATGGTGGTATTACTGATTGGGCTATATTAAGACAAATAACTAATATTCGTAATCGTGCATGGGAGCACGACTATTTTACAAGTTCACTACCATTTGCACAAAAAGGAGCCGCTGTTGATATCCCATTGGGGTCTATTAACGGAGATGCTGAAGTATATATAAACAATTTGGTTGGACCTACAACATTAACAGGCGCTCCTACAAGCCCAGTTGTTCAAAATCAACTTTCAACAGTTGTCGGTAATAATGAATTATTTGCACATTTAGATGATTTGCAAGTAGGTGCTACAACTATTAATGATTTGCGTAGAGCATTTCGTTTACAAGAATGGTTAGAGAAAAACGCACGTGGTGGTACAAGATATATCGAAAATATTTTGATGCATTTTGGAGTAAAATCATCAGACGCTAGATTACAAAGACCAGAATATATAACCGGAGTTAAAACACCAGTTATTATTAGTGAAGTATTAAACACTGCTGGAACATTTAGCGGTCAAACAGCCACATCACCCGTACAAGGTAATATGGCGGGCCATGGTGTTGCAGTAACCACTGGAAAATATGGTAATTATTTTTGTGAAGAGCATGGATATATTATCGGAATTATGTCCGTTATGCCTAAAACTGCTTACCAGCAAGGAATACCAAAAACATTCCTCAAAAATGACCCACTTGATTTCTTTTGGCCTTCATTTGCACATATTGGAGAGCAACCAGTACAAAATCAAGAAATAATGGCTTATGTTGGAGCAATGAATCAAGAAACATTTGGATATGTACCTAGATATGCAGAATATAAATACAATCCAAGTCGTGTCGCTGGAGAATTTAAAACAACACTCGACTATTGGCATTTAGGAAGAAAGTTTGCTAACTTACCAGCACTTAATCAAACATTTATTGAGTGTACCCCAGAACAATGCGCAAGGATATTCGCAGTTAATAGTGAACAAGATAATTTGTATATGCAAATATTGCACAAGATTAGAGCAGTAAGACCAATGCCCAAGTTTGGAACACCAATGTTCTAATATGTCAACAAGATGTATCACTCCTTTTTACAAAAAACTGGATATAGTCAACGGAGTAACGACCGGATATGTACCATTTCCATGTGGCAAATGTCCACCTTGTTTAAGGAGAAGAGTATCAGGATGGAGTTTTAGATTAGTAAAACATGGAGAGCGGTGTAAGTCCGCTCTCTTTGTTACTCTTACTTATAATGATGAAAAGATTCCTAAAACTCATTCAGGATTACAGACATTAAAAAAGTCCGATTTGCAAAAGTTTTTCAAACGTTTAAGAAAAAAGACGCATGAGAAAATTAGTTATTACGCAGTTGGGGAGTATGGGGATAACACTCAAAGGCCCCACTATCATATTATTCTTTTTAATGCTATTCCTAGAATTGTTGAGGCTAGCTGGTCAATTGATAATGATATTAATGGCCATTGCCATTTTGGCGATGTTAGTGATGCCAGTATAGGATATACACTAAAGTATGTAAGTAAGGAAAAAAGAATACCAATGTTTCATGGCGATGATAGAGAAAAAGAATTTTCAGTTATGAGTAAAGGATTAGGAAAAGACTATTTAAATGAAAGAACAATTAAATGGCATAAAGATAAATTAGAAGAAAGATGTTATTTACCATTAAAAGATGGAAAAAAGGCATGTATGCCGAGATATTATAAAGACAAACTTTACAATAAAGGTGAAAAATTTCGTATTTCAGTATTTCAAGAATATTTACAAGAAATGGAAGAACCAGTACCCGAAAGAATAAAAGTTGAACAAGATATTAACGCATTTAGACGAGCGCACAAAAAAGCTAAACAAAGACAAAAAATATAAACATGGAAAACCAAGTAAAACACCCGTTTAACGCAACAGAATTTATCTACGAGGGCGAAGTAAATAACGAGCCTAGTCAAACAGTACCAGACCAAAGTATGGGTCTTCGTGAATTACTTATAAGATATGCTAAAGGTTTACCCTTAGAAGGTGCAAAAACACCAATATTTGAGGGAGAAGATGGAAGTGAAATAGATATTGAAAGATTAGATCTCGCAGAACGTGAAGAACTGGCGGACCAAGCCAGAGAGGAGTTAAAAAATCTTACAGAGAAGATAAAAACCGATGTAGCGAAAGCGAAATTGAAAAGAAAATCAGTAATTACTGATGTTGAGGAAAACTCCGATACAGATGAAAATCAATAAAAAATACCTTTTTTATTTTAAAAAAAGCATAGCCCTGAAAGGGCTAAGCTACGCAATTAGCACTAATACACTCTTGATATATTAGTGCTAATTGACACTAAGCCCTAAAAAGGCGATAAAAAAGTGAGGAGGCCAAGGAGGTACGACGCGAACGATAAACGAATTAAAAGCCTAAAAATGGGCTTAAAAGTCAAAAAACAATAAAATATGCCAGCAGAAGTATTGGCGGCAGGTATAACAGCCGCAGGACAACTAGCAAACGCAGGATTACAAGGTAGTATGAACCAAGCTACCAGAAAGTGGAATGAAAGAATGTATAATACCCAAAGGGCAGACGCATTAGCTGACTGGATGCGTCAAAACGAGTATAATCACCCAATGGCACAAATGCAAAGGCTTAAAGATGCTGGATTAAACCCAAATTTAGTATATGGAAAAGGCGCAGACGCAATGTCCAGCCAAAGTGTTAGAGGGACAGATGTAAAAAGTTGGAACCCACAAGCACCCAGTTTTGATACTGGGAGTATAGTAAGAAATGCACTATTTGCTGGAGTAGACTTAAAGGCAAAAGATGCAAACCTTAGAAATACAGAACAAGTAATTGCTAACAATAAAGCAAAAGAAGAAGAAACAAAGGCAAGAACTATCAATATTTTAGGAAACACAGAAAAAACAACATTGCAGAATAAAAGATACAATGAACTAGTAGATAGTCAATTATCATCAATGAATGCTAGGACAAGACAAGCACAAGCCCAAACAGACCAAACGTTAACAAGGACTGAGCAATTAAAAATGATATTTACCCCTACCTTACAAAAAGCAGTTCAAGAC